CTCGCGTTTCTTGTTGTAATCACCGGAGACAAAGGCTTGGTTCTCACGTTGCGCCCTCGTCTCGTCGGCGATGTCTCCACGAAGTTCCTGCTCAATGTCGCCCTCTCCGATGAGTTTAAATATCTTGTTCCAATCAATCGGTGCGCCCTGCTGTTTAAGTTCGAGTAAGAGCCGTTGCTGGACGACCTTGGACTGATGGATATTGACCCCGATATTCAGTTTGACATCCGTATTACCCATTAGGTCTGCGCCCTTGAAGTAGGATATGCTGGCCTCGTTTGCCTTCCCGACGATCTTTACGAGCCGTTCCTGTTTGTAATATTTCTCCATTAGCCGTAAGCGCAATCGGCCCTCTTCCAAAAGACCCTTATTGATGCGTTTAATCATCGGGTCAATCTTCAGGTTTTCCTGTTCGAGCATCATCGAGTAGAGCGATGCGGGTGCGCGGGTGGCATACTGCGGCAACTGCGAATAACTGACCTCGTGGACGTTGGCGACGGTATTAATGGCATTACCAAGAAAGTCCCTGTGCATGGCAACCTGCGGTGAAAGCTCCGGCGTCGGGATGGGCCTGATTTCACCCCTGCTGGAATCGACCTCTACGATCTCAAGTGCGTCCTTCGTATATGAACCGTTCTTTACCAATGCTCCCGGCCCGATTTGTAACTTCGGCCTCCATCCCTCAATATGCTCGGATTCAATCGAAATCATACGGTTATACTCGCGCTGAAGCGACTGGACATGATGGAGCGGCCCCGTATGCCAAAGACTGTTGCCGTAACGCTTGTATCCGTAGTGGAAGAACGGAATCTCGCCCAGGCAAGGATTGTCGCCCTTCCAAAGTATATGCTTTCCCAAAACAATCATGTGCCGACCGTTGGCATATTTCTTTGTTTTCTTCTCCCAATAGTATTTGACGATGTATGTTACTTCGTCCTTGTCTTTTTCGTTTTCCTTTTCATACATACCCTCATACTTGGAACCATCATCAATCATAGATTGCCGGAGTGCTTCTTTTTTTATATCGAAGTTTTCAAGAATGGAATCCTCAGTAACTTCGGCAATCTCTATAATCCACCGCATATCGGCCCGTGTTTTGGCCGTAGGGTCAGGCCGTATATTAAAGACAGAAGGAACGGCCCCTATAACTTCTCCGGCCTGAACCTCGGCCTTTCCTTCTCGCTCATTCCTGATATGACCGAATGCGCCCAAGTCCCAAGTCCACTTGCGCCACGCATTTCCCGTGCGTATCAAATCATATTTAAGTTCTTCGTTTAGGTTCTCGATGTCATTAACATAATCGTTGTGCGCCAGAAGCATCGTGCCGACCTTGGATGCGGCTATGTCTACCATATCGGACGAATTGGGTAATCCCGAATACATGGATACGAAATTAATCTTGCCCTCGATGGCCTCTGCCAAAGGCTTCATAAGATTGCATACGACCCGTTTCTTTCTGATTCGCAGGGCAACCGGCGTCATGGCGCGGGTAATGGTGTCCCACTCGGCAAATTGATCTCCATTCTCCCACTCGACAAGCTCCTTCCATTTTGCATGATGTTGTGTTACGACCGGATGCTCCGTAACCTGCTTATCAATAAATTTTGTAAATTCTTCTTCGTCTTCTTTTTTCAGAACATCATCTTTAGGCATATTCATTCCTAATATTTAATATCATATTCACGGAGTTTCTTTTCTGCCGCATCAAGTTCCTCAATCTTAAAGCGTTCCCGCTCCATTTTCTTTTCAAACATGAAAAAGGATTCAAGTTTCAGGATGAATTCGCGTTCCAGTTTTATCTGCTCATCCATTTTATGAATTAGCTCATCGAACATCGCCACAACCAATTCGAGCCGAGCTTTCTTTTTAGTAAACATGGTCGTTTTCTCCTACCTGGTCGATATTCCTTACCGCCGCCAAAACCCTATCCATTTCTTCTGAAAACTCCTGGTCAATATTCGGCGTAAACTCCTTGCCCGAAGGTAATCTATGAATATGATACGGCTCCGGGACGCGCCTGATGTCTATGTGGTATGCCAATGAATCAAGCATATCATCGTGGGTTACGTGCGGATAATCGGTAAGTTGTTTCTTAAATGATTCCTGATTCCGACCTATGAAAATTCGCTTGCCCTCGAACCATTGTTTGAGCCGCCAAATCCTGTCCTCTTTATTCCGGCCCTTGTGTTCGACAAATGAGACATTCATAAGCGGGAAGCGGTGTTGCATGATGTCGGCAATCGTCATGGAATACTTTTCCTTCTCTACACGCACGTCGTCGGGATGATATTGGTCACTCAGTTCTTTGATTTTTGTTATAAGTCCGATGGGTGTAAGGCTGAATTCTTCTGCATAAACGAGGAACATATTGCCGTTTGCGTCGGTATCGACAATGGTGATGCCGGTCGGGTCTTTGCGGCCCTCGCTGTCCCCGCCGGGGTCAACGACCATCGACCGCCACGACGGGTCGGGCAACCTGTCCCAATATTTAATCCAGGTCTCAGGACAAAGTGCGTCTTCTTCGCTTAACGGGCGCAGTAGATACTGGGAATTAAAAATATTATTGTTCTGCCGCTTCCTAATGATCTCGAAGTCGTCAACGGTGAATCGTTCCGGGAAGGTTACGCCTTTAGATATATCGCGTTTAAAGTAACATGGAATTTCCAGTCTGTCATACGTTTTATCATTTCTGACTTTCCACGTAAGCCCCTGGATATGATAGGGCGTCCCAACGAATATGTCCAAGCCGATGCCTTTGCTATGAACCTTAGTCAGAACGGACTGCTGGAACATGAATGAGTTTATAAGGTCTGCGCGTTGTGATTCGGTCTGGTAGTTCTTCTCGTTCTCCAAGTCATCGTTAATCATGTTAAGCGTATGCTTACTGGCCTGCGTTGTATCGGTAGACGTGAAGTCCAGGCGGACGCGCTTATGCTCGATTCTGTTTTTGGTCAGGGTTGAATAGTCCTTCTCCTGCGTTGGAAGTTCGGGGAATATCCATTGGAGAAGCGGATTTTCCAAGAGAAGGTGTCTAAGGTCGGCATGGAAGTTCCAGGCGTTTTCCTTAATGGCCGTGTTATAAGTTATGGAGTTTGACTTACCCCTGGCTAAATTAAGACACATAAACCATGCGGCATACCCCTCAAGCACCGTCGTCTTGAACGAACCACGAAAGGCCGACATATACTTGCTACGATTTGGGTTCTTTCTCACGTCCAGGAAGTCGCACATACTAAGGTGGATTCCCCCGAAGTCGTGAAACTTATCGTCAAACGCCTCTACACATACGTTGCTCAAAAAGAAGTATAAGTCCTCAAAACAAGCCTTGCGCCAATCGTCGCGGCTCTTGAGGTTACTCGGTGTATATGCCTGTATCTGCATTCTGTTTCAGTTCCCGCATCTCTTTATACTTCTCGATGCGCTGGACGGCCTCGTGGGTGATAATGACTTGGCTGGTCGTGGTTTTATCAACCTCGATCTTCTGCGGTGGGTTCGCATCCATGACCCGGATGAGCGTTTCTACTGCTTTGTGCTGAATGAAGTTATCGTTGGCCATAAGATTCATCGGGGATTTGGCCTCTAATAGTTGACAGAGTTTGTCGGCTATCTTGTCGAAGTCTATGTTCTTGCGCTTTAAAGCCCGTTGGAGCCGCTTGTTCTGTAAAAGCGCTTTAGCGACTCGCCCGCCATTCATCCGCGCCATATCACCCTTGCCCAGACCGGCGGCAACGGCGCACTCCTGGCGCTTGGCTATATCGAATCCGGCCTCAGACCACTTCTCAATGAAGCGGGAATCTTTTTCCGTCCAATCCTCAACCTGTTTGATACCGGTCGGCATTATTTCTCGTCTTTTGTTCTTTTCTTGTCAATAAAATGGGCGGCGGGATCATATCCGGGTTCAAACCCGATGCCGAGAAGTTTGCATACTTCTATAAACTGGCTGCGAAGTTCCCAAAAATCATTTCGGAGTTCGTGGAAATCTTCTTTTAAAGACGGACGTTTAATATGAAACGACATTACTTCTTTCCTTTTGGTCTGGATTCGGGGACGTGAACATAAAGAGCCTTCTGTTGCTCACGGGCATCTGCTTTTGTAGGATGACATCCCTTAACCTTTCCCGTATCCTGGTTAATGACACAGAATTTACTTCCTTGTTTCTTAATAGCCCAAGGCATAGACAACCCTCCTACACTAGATATAGTAGATGCACGTATGGGGGAATACAACAATTGTGGGCGCTTGTCAATACCTGCGCGTCGTATTATAAGACTTATATGGGGGAAATATTTTTAAATAATATTAGAAACGGCTATCTTTTTCCGTCAAACCTAACAGAAAGGAATGTCCCCAACCCGTTACCGAGTGAAAACGCTACAATATATAGTATCGTATGGGTCTCTAGTGCCTTAGATAATACCAGATATGCCATCAGCGTTATGAATATTGCGGATATAGATGCCAGAACGGGTCGCTTTCTAGTAACCGATTGGGTATAAATGACGATCAGAACATCGCTTATGATGCCGAGAACGAAGAATGATAATAGTATAAACATAATAATCTAGGGGGCGGGAGCGGGTCAGGGCTAATATTCCGCAATTAGCACTACGGCTACACATAAAAAATGTCGGGGAACGAAGTCTTATCGACCCGTTCCGAATCGGCGTCGAAAGGAGGTCTAAGGCCGCCGATCCACGGACGCCCCGCTAGTAATCTAACACTTGAAGTGCTTAAAGTCAACCTTTACCGGTGCGGTAAGGTTGGTTTCAACCTTATGTTCCGGGCAATAGACAGATTCGCCGTCTATCTGCCATCCCCGTTCCTTTGTCTTTGCCGTCAACTCATCCATGTTATCAGCGTAGAAAAACATGGTTTTGGTACATATTTCGCAGGTCAATATATACTGGTTGGTATCACCGCATAGCTTTTTACTGGATATGCTCATTTAGTCCCCTTTCTGTTTTTTATGGGTTTTCCCGTCTCGTAATCAAGGACGGGATGCTTGAATGCCTCTGCCATATATTTATAATCCGACTTTAATTCTTCAAGAGTATCGCCACTTGGTTCCATTGCATCTGTCGTCCATCCCCGAAACTTCCCGCCGATTCCCCCGTACCGTTCATAAATTCCATAGCCATACTCCCCATTGGGGAACCTCTTCCTCATGATACGATATTGCCAAGTCATTTTCCCTCTTTCACCTCACGCTCAATCTCGACCCTTTCCATTCGATGCTCAAACCCCTCATCAAGTAACCAGGCTGTAAACCTAATGTCCCAAAAGGCCGGATCGTTTCCATCTTTTTCCAGGTATGCTTCAAACGCCTTTCGAGCGGCTACGAGTGCGTGAGAAGTAAGGACGGTAAGATCATCCTCGTCTATTTTTGTTTCACTCATTTTCCCTCCCCGTATTTAAATCCGACTTCTTTCTCTATCTCTTCTGCTTCCCTGGCTATAATAATCATTTCCCCGCCTATCTTTCTTGGTTCTGCCATGCCGTTTACGAGTATCTCTCCGAATGTCTTGAACCTGTCTATAAGTATCTGATCGCGTAGTTTGTGGGTGGCTACAATATCGGTGGTCGTATTATCGCCAGGAAACAGGCGTGGTTTATCAGCCAATTCCTGCTCATCAAACAGCGTTCCCTTGCCGACGGTATCCAGGTATTTATATTTCATGGTTGGTCATTCCCCGGCCAATTCTAATGGACAAAAACTGGGAAACGGGTGAAGATCGCGAGAGGGTTTTGCCACTATAATTCTTTTTGTTGCATCACAATAAATAACCGTGCTCCTAGTATCCAACGTTTCTGCCATTATACAATTCGGACACAGATTCGGGCAACAATAATCAATAATTAATTTTCTTTTACTCATCTTTTATCTCCTTCCTTGCCGACGCTCGCTACACATGCCCTTTTCTCCGTTTACCCCTTGACTAAACGGCACTTTTCGGGCCTAATCTCTGCCATCCATGCACCTGTACGCCCCTTCCCACCTCTCCTATTGGGATTGTGACCCATTCTATAGAGATATAGGGGACATTCTTTAATCTCGCAATTCGGCACTTCTCTCGGATTCCCGCCCATACATTCGATGCAGTTCTTCTTGATTGCCTTTAGCGGTGATAATGGTTTGGTCATATCGACCTCCTTATGATGCGTATATCATTCGATACCAGCCACCCCTTCCACACAATCCCCACTATCACCAAGCCATATCCGACCCACCTATACCAATCCCTTAAAACAAGCGTAGCCCAAACAAGCAAAACAAAAATCGCTATCTCAAACCCGAAAAATAGAATGGGCGATTTCAACAATCCCTTGATTATAGGATTAAGTTCCTCCGCCGCACCTCGTCTTACCGCAAAAATGGCTATCAAGCAATCTGCCAGCGTAACTAACCCATACAATCCTATCAATACCAGCATCATAATCATGTTTGCCTCCTACCCTATATATCCAGTCCGTCTAGTCAGACAATCTAGGCTACAAGGTTAACAGCGGTTAACCTTATAATGGACAAAAACACCTACACTTAGGAATATCTGTTTTAATGATGATTACTTTAATTAGCGCGTTCGCTACTAAGGCTTATCACCCTTCGCGTTAATAGCCGCGATAATGAGGAGAGCTTTAATTTTTGGTAAAATATTTTGACGAATCCTCCATGACATTAAAGGAGCCAATCCCGTTTGTTCGGGTTCTTTCCGTGTTATTGGTTTTAAATCCTTAATTCTCTTAATTAATGATTTTATCTTTATAATCATGCCTTCTCCTTCCCGTTAAGCACAACGATCTTCGCCCTCAGCCGCTCCAGCCCCTTCGCCGTAACGTCCTCGAAGTCCCATCGATCTCTGAGCTTATGGTATTCCTTTTGATTATTTGTGAAGAAGCGAATCTCCTCGATGGCGTATTGGTCTGAGCCAATCTCGTAGACCTCTATGCGCCCACCGACATGCTCGTCCGAATAGGCGGGGTCCATCACGCACTCTTCCACGAAGCTGATGAAATACGTCTTGCCGTGACTCATGCCGTTGCCTCAATTCGCCGTTCTGCTATATCCACGTATTCTTGCTCTTTCTCTATCCCGATGAACCTGAACCCCTCAATCTTTGCCGCCATGCCAGTCGTGCCGCTTCCC